CCAACACCTTGCCTTTAAAGTTTGGATAAAATTTCTTATACCCATAGAGAATAGATTCTTTTAGTTCCTTAGTACCCTTCCATCTTAGCACATTAAATGAATTAAATCTACTGGTCAGTGAAGATTCACCAAGACCAGTGTTACCATCATTCAATTTACCTTGGGATGAATGTGGAGGATACTTCTTGAGTATCCTTTTCTCCTGCTTAAGGACAATCTCTGCCAGTTTATTAACATCAATGTCCGTATCCAAGGAGAGTATCATTAAAAACCTAGATTGTATTTTGCAATTAGGTAAGACTTCACGAGACCTGATCTCACGATGTCATCAATACCAAATTCAATACAAGAAAAGTCTTGCATTGATTGGAGAATGGTAATGAAATCTGAGATACCAGACTTCTCATTCTCTCTAGTAAGGTCTGTCTGGGTGACATCACCACAAAACATTATCTTACTGTCTTCACCTATCCTAGTTACAATAGAGTCTAGCTCATGGAAATTCAAGTTACTAAACTCATCCACTATAACAACAGCATTGTCTAGTGTTGTGCCTCTGATAAATGATGTAGACCAGAAGTCAATTGTTTCTTGTGCTCTAAGATTATCATAAAGCATTTCAAAAGAATTGTCGTCTGGCATACTAAACATATATCTTACCATATTTTTGTATGGTATTTGATATAAGTATGACTTATCTTCATGATCTCCTGGAAGGAAACCAATCTCTCTAGTAGGTACTAGTGACCTTACGATGTATATTTTATCATAAGGTGATGATTCGTCAAGTACTTCTTTCAAGGCAAGGTATAACATGATAAAAGTTTTACCTGTGCCAGCAGCACCATGTAGAAGAAGATGTTTACCTTCTTCATATGATTTGAAAGCTTCCTTTTGATTATCCGTAAGTGGTTTAATGTCCACCATATAGGAACCATCAATAGGTTTCTTCCTCTTCATCATCTTCTTAGACATGGGTTGTAGTGGTGCAGTACCATTACCGTTTGTTTTCTTTCTCGCTCTTGGCATTGTTTAGGTATACCTCGATAGGTTTGCACGAGGGTGTGCTTCTTGTACTTTACTCATGACTTCTTTAAATCCGTCATCAGATTTAGGTTGTCCATAAGTTACACCACCAACACCAGCAGCCCAGTCCTTATCCCAATCAGGGTTGTCCTTTTTCCACTGGTCGTAGTCAGTCATGGACATGGAGAGTTCTTTTTTCTCTCCTGTGCTCTTATTTATTACAGGATATGTCGGCATTAGTCTATTCGTAGGCAAGGTTGTGTGTCTCCCCAAGAGTAAGCATCTTCTTTACAATCACAGTCCTCTTCTGGACACCAGTCCAGTGCTTTAGATGTGCTAGGGAAATTGCAAATGAAGTGTCGTCTACACAACTCAGCAATCTCTAGGTGCTCTAGCTGTGTGCCATGAGCAGACCTAAGATTGATGTAGTGAATCCAACTACGGACACTACCAGTCATGTAAATCTTAGTTGGTGTAGAGAGTGGCAAGACAAACCTTGCACACTCTTTAGCAATACCATCATCAAGCATTCTATTATAAAGACTCATAGAATTCTTGAAGTGTTCCTTAATTAATATATCATATTTCTTGGTGACATAAGGATCAATGTCATCAATACTATTCTGCCTATTCTTTTCATCTTGTCTGCGTAGTCTTGGTGGTGGAATCTCCTCACTCAATAGACTAGCATCAGCATATCGCTGACTAAATTCTTGGAAAGTAAAAGACCTGTGTCTTAATATCTGTGCAGCAATGCCTCTATTAGTTTCAATCTGTAGAGTCATGTGTGCTTGCTCAAAGATAGACCAGTGTCCATGCTTTATACAATACTTTAACAACCCTTCTACTTTAGGGTTGTCCTGATTCTTAGGGTTAGATACCCTAGCAATATAACCAATGGTCTTCTCTGCATCAGGAGTGACAGAGACTAAACATACTTTACTCATACTTAATAACAATGCGAGACATAATCAGTAGTCCTAAAGACTGTAAGAATGTTATTGGTGGTAGACCAAACAAAGTTGGCATCAACCAATTCCATAGTAGTTTAATAGCGAATGGATAAATTGTCAAGGTGGATAAGAATCTAAGAAACTGTGATGCAGCTTCCATCTCCTCCTTATCCTGCTTCTCTTTCTTATTATTAACTATTATTTTTTTGGCTTTTTGGGCGGCTTGGGTGTTGATTCGTTCCATAGATTTGGTTTCACGGTACCTGCTGCTTGTTTAATGTACTGTAGTTTCTCCTTATAGAGATCCCAATAGTAATCAAACACATCGGCTTGCTTGTTAGCAATCACAATGTCTTGACAGAATTCATTATCTACATACCCGACAACGTATGCATGAGTAGGAAGAGTTTTATCTTCCACATCTTCTTGCTTACACTTCGGTTTAATTATCTTCATGAGCGACCACCCCATGTGATTGAGGGGAATGCTTCAGAGATAACCGCCTTAGTAATACGCTTATACTTTGTATTCATTTTCCCATCCTTCACTAGGACGATGAGCTCTGCTTCTTCAGCAGATAAACCTTCAAGTAACTGCACAAACATAGACTCTCTCTTCATACCAGGCAATTTATCTGCCCCACCTTTAAAGAATCTATACAGTCCTTTAAACTCATGCTCTAATCTTGTATGGTCTGTACCTGGTGGTGCATCATTAGGTGTGTAAGGAACATCACCTTCAGGTAACATAGAAACAACACTGTCGTCAAAATTTATTATAAGTATCTGACGTAGAGCAGTGCTGTTGTGCTTCTTAAGCAATGCTATCTTCTCTGCTTTGGTCTTGGCATTTGAAACCTTTCGCAAAATTTCAGAGAGTAATAGTCTTGCAGAACTATTTGTTGTGGCCATTATGTAACTCCATAATTAATCATCATCTTCATCATCGGTAACGATTTCGTTTCTGATGTAAAGTAAATCATCAGATACTATCATACCATCCTCGTCAAGCATCTCAGGATGTACTATTGATTTTGCATAAGCAGCGTTTTCGATGTAATCTTCAACGTATCCTTTTGCTAACCAAGCAGTGACTAGACCTAAGATGAAAGCCCCTATGACAACTAGGACAACGAGTGCAATTTCCATAGTTATCTCCGTGTAGGCGGAACTATTTAGAGAGTTTATAGAAGTCCCTTCTCAGAAAGATACCTAACCGATTCAGTGCATCCCCCAATATTTTCTGACCCTAATTTTACTTGAGGAAATGTAGATCCTTGTCCAAACTCTTGGTAAAATGATTCTCTATCAAACTGTTCACCTAATTTATACTCAACATAATTGTATCCTTTACCATCTAAAACCTGTTTGATTTTGGTGCAATAAGGGCAACCATCCCTAGTATAAACTGCGAAATTCATAATTGTTATAGAATAAAAAAGGGTATCCGAAGATACCCTTGTTGTATATTATATATTCTGCTTATCAGAATGTGAACTTGGCACCAATTTTAGCACCCCAGTCAACGATGTTGTCACCGTCACTGTCTTCACCATTAGAAGCACCAGATAACTCGCCGTAGAGAGCAAGATCTTCGTTAACTCCATAAGAAGCACCAACCTTACCAGAAAGTTCTGTTTCTGTATCGTCAGTAGACTCAGCATGGTTTAGAGAAGGACCACCTTGTACGTAGTATGCAATCTTACCTTCGCTTACTGTTCCTTCGTATCCAATGTGGATATCAGTAGCAGCAGAAGAATAATCTCCATCTGGATAAGAAAGGTTGCTTTCTACATTCACATAAGGACCAGCAAAAGCGGCTCCAGCGAGAAGGAAAGGTGATGCAGCTACAGCTGCGATTGTTGATTTAATAGACATGATTGTGTTTAAGTGTCTCGCATGGGTACGTAAAAAACCCTGCGGATGATAGTCTCCCCGACATGGGAAACTGTTTTTCATTCAACACAGGGTTACGATAATTTCGAGTCCTTTGTTAAGAAGTATTTATAATAACACAACCTTAACTATCTGTCAACTATTCGGTCTCTACGACTTTTTGCCTCTTGCATCTTAATCTCTGCTTGCTCCCTTGTCAGCTTACCTTTCTCCAGTTTCCTATAGAGTGTGTTCATTTCCTCACCCCACAATCTATAAGCAACCATTTTCTTAGCACTCTTTACCTTCATGTCCTTTGCTTCTTCTGGACCTATAGGAAACCCTATGAAGTAATCTTGATCAATAAGTGACTCCCATTCAATGTCACATTCATTCACTGCCTCCTTGATCTCATCAGGGAGGTCTTCAAATTTTATCTTAGGCAGTTGTTTCATAATATTCGTAACCAGATGCCATACGAGTGTGCCAAATCATGTTATCACTCAATGGTATATCCATCATACCAGAGTGGTGTATAACAGTTTCAATATTACTTACACCACTTGTTAAAGTAGCATTACAATCAGGACCATCACCATCTTTAAAACAAATGACGGTGTTGCTGTTTGTTAAAGTAAATCCTGCTGAGTTTCCACTAACAATACTACATGTGTATGTCTTACCACCTTCAACCGTTGCAGTCTGGTTTGCTAATGAACCAGATGATGTTGAGGTGTCCTGAGTAAATGATATTCCTAACTCAGGAATAGAATAGGTACCCAAAGCAGTACCAGCAGTGTTAGGATTGTCACTCCAACTAAACCCGAAAGTAATAGTTGCTGTGCCTGTGCCTGTAGTAACAAAGTTACCATTAGCATCAAAGGTACCTGCTACTGTACCAGATGAAGCTCCTCTTGTCAACTTCCATGCACCACCAGCAGGATTGTATGACCATGTGTCTGTGTTAGGTGGACCTACATTTAAGTTACCCACTGACATACTTAACTTACGATAACCTTTAGTTGCTGTAAAAGTAATTGTGTAATCGTTTACTGCGTCTGGTGTGGGTGATAAAGTTAACGGTGTGCCATCAAATGTAATACTCATTGAGTTATCAGCAGCATACTGTAAACTATAGGTACCTGTCTCAGGTATTGTAACGTAGTAATCTAATGTTTTAGTTTGTCCTGAGTATGTCTTAGTACGTGAAGCCCAAACTCCATATGTGTTTAGGAAACTTCCCCAGAAAGTATGAGGTCCAGACTGGAACCATCCTAGGTGACCCATCTCAGTGCTTGGTCCAATAACTATCTGAATAGAAACCTGATCTGTGCCTCCAGCACTGAAGGTCATATTATATACTGTACCAACTACCAATGTATTTGGATGAGGTGATGCTTCTATCCACCATTCAGCATCATACATGACAGACCCATCTTCCTGAGTGCCATTTATAATTGGTTGTACTTTAATAGTAAATCCTTGAGCAGTATGTGTTTGCTCTGTTGTATTTGCAAACCATCTATCACCATCATATCCAGGTATGAATAACTTCTGACCATCCCAGTTACCACTAGAGTTAATAGTAGTCTGATTAAATCCATACTCTCTATCACTATATGGTATGAGGTTAGGCAATCCTGCTCCTTGAATAGCACCTCTATGAACTTGCATATACCATCCACCAGGATTGGTACC